TATTGAGGAGTTAGTATGATGAAATTGAAAGACTTTCAATTATTGGAAACTGATATACCTAAAGGCGTACAGGCCATAATAGACTTTGGCCTGTACGAACTTAGCATAATTAATAATGAAGCGTCATACGGAAACAAACAAGGCTTGTATGAAATTGCCGTGTTTAAAGATGGCAACCAAACAGAACTACCTGGCATTACCAATCATGGTGATACAGTAAAGGGATGGTTGACAGAGTCCGACATTGACGCTATACTATTAAAAATGTATACTATAACAGGCACAGAAGGCAAACAAATATGAAAACACAACCACAAGACATTATTAAGCGTTTAGAAGATCACAACGGTCGACTAGAAAAAGAAACAATTATATTCGGCGCAATGGGCGAAGAATTAGATGAATTTTTTGAAGGTGTACGTATGGCACTTGACCCACTTGTAACATTTGGTGTCAAGCAAGTTCCAGAACGTGACGAAACACCTGAGCGTGGACAAGGTCTTATTTGGAAGGATTTCAAAGTACTTGCCGATCAACTTATCAATAGAGAGCTTACAGGCCACGCGGCACGTGATGCTATTGAATTGGTAATGAGTGTTGCTACTGTTGAGCAGTGGAATGGATTCTATCGAAGAATCCTTATTAAAGATTTACGTTGTGGCGTAAGTGAAAAAACAGTAAACAAAGTTGCTAAGAGGTTCAACGTAAAAGGTGAATCAAAATATAGCATACCTACTTTTACTTGTTCACTTGCACACGACTCAGCTAACCACGAAAAGAAAATGGTTGGTAAGAAACAGATTGAAATCAAACTAGATGGTGTTCGTGTTATTACTATTATCCAAGGCGACAAAGTAGAAATGTTTAGTCGTAATGGTAAACAGTTTCATAACTTTGGACACATCATTGCAGAGATTGAAGCTGTAATTAAAGATTACCCTGTACCTTATCCGCTTGTATTAGACGGAGAAGTAATGAGTGCTAACTTCCAAGACTTAATGAAGCAAGTACATCGCAAAGACGGTAAGCAATCAACTGATGCTGTACTACACTTGTTTGATACTATTCCATTAGGTTGTTTCCAAAAAGGATCTTGGGATAAGCCACAGAGCTTTAGGAGTCTTATTACTAACCATTGGGTACGTGATCATCAAGACGCCTTAGCGCACGTACAAGCGTTGGACTGGGAAGATGTTGACTTGGACACACCAGAAGGACAAGAACGCTTTGTAGCGTTAAATAAGCAGGCTGTAGACGGTGGTTACGAAGGTGTTATGATTAAGGACGTTGATGCTCCTTATGAATGTAAGCGTACACACGCTTGGCTTAAAGCAAAGCCGTTTATCGAAGTAACTTTGGAGGTTGCAGATGTTGAAGAAGGAACAGGAAGAAACGAAGGACGACTTGGTGCAGTTGTATGTGAAGGCGTTGATGACGGAAAGAAAATTAGTGTTAATGTCGGTAGCGGCTTTAGTGATGCTAATCGTGACGAGTTTTGGGATAGTCGCAATGATATCATCGGTCAGCTTGTAGAAGTAAGAGCAGACGCTGTTACACAAAACCAAGACGGCACATATAGCCTACGCTTTCCACGTTTTAAAACCTTCCGCGGATTTAAAGTAGGAGAAAAGATATGAGTAGTATGAGCTCTATACCAAATAAAAAAGATGACGAAGTAGAACGAATGAAGGCAGAGTTTCTTGCTAAAGGCGGTACAGTTACTAAAGGCAAAACAAAGCCCATGCCGCATGAACTCGGACTTAGCAATAGTAGTTGGGGTAATAAACTAACTAAAGCTGAGAAGGATGCAAAGGAAGGTAAGAAATGAATCGAGAGAATTTTTGGAAAGAAGTTAACGAAGCTAGAGCAAGAAATGAAAGTAGGCTGTGGAAGGGAGTGTTTCCTGAAGCAAGTGTACTAGACATGAATGTACTGTGTGATATAAATCAATATCTAACTTCAACTTGTGGAACAAATGCGTTTGACGGGAACGGCCCTATGGTTTCTCCTGTACATGGAGATCCAAGAGTAAAACCGTTTTATACTGAGTTCATAAACAATCTTACTAGAGTAGGTACTGAAATTAATTGGAACAGTTTGTTCTTTTTTAGTCTTTGTGATACACACAACTCTTTTCCGTTACATGGCGATACCGAAACAGTATTCCTAATACAAGGACACGGTGACGTAGGAATGATAACTGTAAACGAAGATGGCAGTGATAAACGATTACATCATATGCAAACTGGCGATGTATTATTGCTCCCACCATTATATAATCATAAACCTATACCAATGGGTCCTAGAGTAACACTAAGTCTTGGAGCACTTCCTAAAGCACACGAAAATCCAGGTATGTAATATGCAGATAATACCAATCTTTGGTACACAGGTAGGAGTTGCTAAACTTGAAAGTTTAGACATAGACAAAGCATTGTCTCATGTAAACTCTCTTAAAACCTATACCAAACCAGGTCATGCACACAATACAGAAACACTAAGACTATTACATGATCCTTTTTTTAGTTCTATAAAACAAGAGTGTGAACAGTTATCAAAAGAATATATTAATACTTTAGGACACGAACTTGACCGAATTAAAATAACATCGTCATGGGGCAACGAACTAAGAAAAGGCGATCCGGTAAACGTACATAATCATCCTAATAGTTTTATTAGTGGTGTATTCTACTTAACTGATGGTTCACCTTTAAATTTCCACAATCCATTATCACATGAAGACTTGTTCACATTTAGAACAAAAGTATTACACGACAATGAGAATCCTCATACTTGGCAAATACTTAAAATACCAATTAAGCCCGGATATTTAATTCTCTTTCCGTCTAAAGTTATGCATCATGTTGAGCAAAATGAAAATGATTTTCGATATTCTGTTGCGTTTAATACACTACCATTAGTAGAGTATGAACAAGGGTTAGGCAACGAAATGAATATCAACACAATATTATAAGGAGATAAAGATGCAGATGATCCCAATGTTTGGCACTTTTGTAGGTGCTGCTAAACTTGAAAGTTTAGATCCAACAACAATAAGTACAGCATTAGAATATGTAAGTACACTTGATGAAAAAGACGCAGAAGGCGGCGATAATGGTGCTGTTACTATAACTCAGCGATTGTTAGATGCGCCATTGTTTAGTGAAGTTAAGAAGGAATGTGAACACTTAGCTAAGGCATATGTTGATGTACAAGGTCACACAGTTGATGAAGTAAAGATAGCAAGCTCTTGGGGCAACACACTAAGACGCGATGAACCAATACACGTTCACATGCATCCTAATAGTTATGTAAGCGGAGTACTTTACTTAACTGGTGGATCTATGTTAAGTTTTCATCAGCCTCTTCTGACAGAAGACTTGTTTACATTTAGACCAGTAATAGTATGGGACGCTGACAATCACCATACATGGCAAGTAATGAGTGTAACACCTGAGCCTGGAGCATTATTTTTATTTCCTTCAAAACTTAAACATCATGTCGATAGCAATGAAACTGACTTCCGTTACTCCATTGCGTTTAACACATTACCAACAGGTTCAATTGGCGACAGTACCAAAGAAATGAATATAGCTGAAATAAAATAATACTTGACTTCTTGAGTCCGAGGCTATATACTATTATTAAATTGTTTAGGAGAAGAACTAATGGCATTGCCAAAGACGAAACGCAAGAAGCCTAGAGCGGCACCTCGAATCCAACGAGGAGCAAAACTTAAAGAGCCAAGTTGGGACGGTTGGGAAGAGTGGACAGGTGAAGCAATCCACAAGCATCGTAGACATACACACTCGTGGTACTACGAACATTTTAAACCTGCAGATTTGTACAGTAATGTTCCTACGTGGATGGAAGCAAACGGCTATACCAAAGAAGATATTAAAAATGTAAAAGCTGCTCCTAACTCAGCAATGAGTATTACAGCAGGTATAGTAGCTCGTATGGATTTAAAAGGTGCTCCAAGACTAAACAAAAAAGAAGCAGAGCATTGGGAGAGC